ATCAATGACGATAATGCCGTCATAGTAGACCTAGAGAACAATGACTATTTTAAGACAGTCACTAAGATGCTATTCCAGTTCAATTATATACCACCAAGGAGTGATTATACGTTACTACTGGGAGAGCCTAGCGACGCGGACTATCATCCGACACTTGTAAAGAACGTAAGTGATGGAGATGTCCTAGTAGATGGTCAATGGATAGAACCTGGCAATGTCTGTGTTATCACGGATAATGTACAGGAATGGTTAAGTAAAGATTACATAAAGGAGATAAGATGAAACTATTTAAGAACTTTGCACTTATCAAGCAAACAGAACTTGATGAAGCATTGTACGAAGCAGAGAAGAAGGCTTATGAACGAGCAGAAAAATCAGTTCGTAAAGACTTTGAGAGTGAGATTGAGGCACTTAGCGATAAACTTGACACCAAGAAAGCTGAGATTAAATCACTTACTAAGAAGAATAAAGACCTTCAAGCTGAAGTGGATGTCCTAAACGATGACCGCGATGACGTACGTGAAGTGCTAAAGCAGAAGGTTGAGAATGATGATAAACTGGCAGCCCTAGAAGCAGCTAAGGAATCACAAGACCGACGTGAAGCTAACCTCAAAGACCGCGAATCTAAGCTAGAGAGCAAAGAAGAAGGTCGTTACAAAGAGGGCTATGCAGATGGTGTAGCAGATGGTGTCCGCAAGATTAACGAGATTACTGCTAAAGACCGTGAGAACGCAATGAAGGTTGCAATGGTAGCAGCTGCATCACACAGCAGCCCTGAAGTAGTAAAGGAGTTGACGAATGCAAAAGCACTTGGCTCAGGACTTACAGACAGCGAAGACTAAAAGTCTTCCTGATGACCTGAAATCACTTGCTGAAGAGCTAATCGGAACTAAGTTTGGATATGAGGAGGAAGTGGTAGAGCAATCTACCGCCTCCTTTCAAGGATATACAGTCGGAGTTGATGCAGCGTATGGTAGAGATGTATCAGCATTCCGTGAACCCCGTGATGGTCGTACCACGTCAGTACGGAAAGTCATGGACAGCGAGGTATATGAAAGAATTGACTTCTACACCAGGAGCCGTATTATCAGTACCCCCATCGACCGTCCTACCACTAGAAGTTTTCGAGACGCAGTATACCGACTCGATATGGTTAATGCAAGACGAGATGATAGGAGAGCCTATCTCCCCGTTGAGTTTGCGAGAGAGTTATTTAGAAGCGCAGACTTCCAATATTACGCAGAACAGCGTATTGACAGAGGGATGGGATACGACCGCTCTGAAGGCAATTATATTGGGAGACTCTTCGGTGTAGAGGTGTTCGCTAAAGACGAGCATATGTACCTCGATAGAATAGTCCCCGAAATAGTAGTCAAATACTAAAAAAAGACCCTAGGGAATTAACCTTAGGGTCTTTTTGTTTATTGGAGACGATTGCCTCGTGGTACACCGAATGCAACCACAAGTCCAATGACGAGTCCAATTAGAATTGATATAGGTTGACTTAGTACTATGGCTGCAACTAGATATCCTAGTACACCACAGATTAGTCCGATGAGTAGATTCATAGAACCTCCTATATTAAATTATACAGTGCGAGCAGTTTTGGCACGTTCTACAACGTCACCAGCACCCTCTACACCCAGATAACCTAGCAATGTATATAATGCTAAGTCGTATTGACCATTGGCGATAAATACTAATGTACCACCTACAGCCAATACAAACTTACGAGTGAACAATGAGCGTAAAAAGTTTTTCATACTAATTCCTTTATTATTTCATATTCCAGAAGTCACGAATGTATTGTACAAGTGCCTTGAAAATAGGCGACTTTACAAATCGCGTCAGTAGTGACCTAAGCCAATTTTCTTTTGTAACGTCAGAAACGGGTTCTTGTCCAGTTTCGCCATTATTTTCAGAAATCGGTGAGTCTTCCTCTGGGGCGTTTGGCAATGTTGGTTCCGTCTTGGGGTCATGTGTTCCAATGTGCACAATCTCATCGACTGGAGCCACTGTTTTATCACTAATAACCTCCCGCTTGGTTTCTTTACCGTCAGTATAAGTTACCCTTGTAACAACAGTTCTCCTACCAAGCACCCCAGTTTGAACCACTTGCTGTTTACCCTTATTGAGAGTATCATCATCTACTGTGACAACTTTGAAGTCAACATCAGTAACTGCTGTCTCATCTTTAGTGGTAACAACAGGAGCTGGCTTTGGAGCTTCCTTTTTCTTACCTGCGTACAATCCCCAGGCTTCTCTAGTCATGTAGGCAACATCTCTATCGAGTGTACCTGCGCTAGATGTATATTGCCAGATAGCTGCAAATCCCCACGGACTAATATCATAAGGCATCTCGCCCGCTGCTGGTACTGGAGGATTCGTAACATTGTATTTGTTAGGATATCCAGCAACCCATAGTCCATAATTGCCACGTACTAGTCCACCCCAATCAGCGCTTCTAATAACAGATGCACTCATGTAGATGATTGGTTTAATGCCAGTACGATTCTCGACACGTTGACACCACGCCAGCGCCCACGAGACATCTTTTGTATTACCTGATTCCCAGTCTAGTACTAGGACAGCTTCCTTTTTCTGCCAGTAACCAGTAGTGTTATTGACAAAGTAGTCTGCCTCAGCAGTTGCGCCAGTCAAGTCAGGACGAGCAAAGTGATATACACCAAGCAGCTTCCCTTTTGATTTGGCATACTGATACTTAGTATCACAGGTAGGGTCTACAAAACCCACACCCTCAGTAGCTTTGATGATAACGAAATCTTTAGCTAGGTCTACCGCGCTAGTGTTTTGCCACTGGCTTATGTCTATTCCTTGCAACATTATTCATCCATCCATTTCTTAATTTTTCTGTAGAGGCTCCTTGACGCGAGCGCTAATAGTGTTCCAATAAATGAACCCACTAATGCACTACACGATACAAATAGGAACCAGTATAGTAATAGTTGGTTTAATCCCACGTCGTACTCCTATTGATTAACTTTACTCTTATATTCTTCACGCATTTGGGATAGTAGGTCTCGCAGCTCTTGATTCTCCTGCCTCGATACTTCCAATTCATGCTGCGTTTCTCTCAGGGCTTTCTCTAACCTGTTCACTGTCTTACGTGTAAATGCAAGCTCAGATTCCAACTCATTGATAGCCTTGACCTTTCGGTCATCCTCTACATCTTTTTGTTTTATCAATCTCTCATACCCGTCAAACATTTGTTCCATGCGGTCTTTACCGCTCATCTTATTTCTGCTGGCGGTGATTTTTTTGGATGCAATATTAGCAATGTACGCAATTACAATGCCTGAGAGACCAGAGATGATAGATACTACGACCGAGTTTGTTCCACCATCCATGTTTATTTTCCTTTTGGTTTAATGACATGAGGCGGTAGGAAGAACACATAACACATAAACTGTACTATAGCCAAGGTAATCCATAGCATAGTCAAGAATACGTTATCAGGCTGATAGACACTTTTCCAGATAAGGGCTAATGCCCATCCAGATTTCATACCTACACCGACTAGTAATGTTCTCCTAGCCCATATCCAACTGTTTTTGTAAAGTGCCGCTATTTTTGCAATGCCCAAAAGGATAAACGCTAGCGACCATACCCCTATAGGAATTATCGCAGTGATAACTCCCAATGCTCTATCATCTACACCACCATTAAAATAGTAATAGAGTAGAGCACCTAGTATGATATTGAATATCCCCATGAGTCCAATAAACCAGAAGGATACGGGCGCAGCTAGACGCAATGAAGGTCTAGCTTTCGCCAACTGTTTCTTTAGATTATCGCTCATAGTTAATCACTGCCTTTTGTAAAGTCTAAGTTTTTGTATGTGATACGAAGTGACTTCAACTGGTCAGATATCTCTTTAGGCAACGCGCCTGGGTACATCTTGCGATATTCATTCTCTAGGGAATCAACTTTTGCATTGTATTCCTGAGTCTTACGCATAGCGGCATTAGTGCCCCTATTGTTAAATGTATCCTCAATATCATCACGAGCACTTCGCTTACCAGCAGCCTTGCTCAACTTGAAGAAGTCCGCGTACTGTTGCTTAGTGGTTTCAGAATCCTGTTCATCAATCGTTTTAGATTGCTTCTCAGAGAATGTCTGCATACCATTCTTTAGCCACTGCTGTCCAGCATCAGTATTATACTGACCGAACAATGCAGCCTTACCAGTATTCACGGCATCTTGGTCTTGAAGGAACCTGGTGCTGCCACTCGCGTTAGTAGATTTACCACTATCGACACTTGACAGACCTTCATAGGTTTTCTTCATTTGAGTACCCCCAGGAGCCAACGATGCGAACAGGCTACCAGCAAACTTACCAACGTCAGTCTTACCGTAAGCTAGACCGATGAGACCATTCTTACCCTCATCATCACCAACCAATAGCTGTGTGATAGGAGACTTAGGAATAGTACCTTCCATCAGGTCATCCAGGAATGGGACTTGCTGCTGCCAGGTCATACCAATCGCTGAACCTACTGTAGCCATAAATAAGCTGTTATAACCGATGTATCGCGCCACAGCCATAGTACCTTGTACAGTCATTTTATAGCCACCCTTAGGATTCTTGACGAACATAGCATCGCTGTCACCAGCAACCATATTCTTCAGGAACTTAACCTGTTGGATGTTATAGCTTTGGAACTGTATAATGTTCTTGATTGTTTCGTTATCGGCAAACATCGAGGTATCGAACTTACCAAACTCAAACTGAGTCTTACGTGACATCTCCCTACCAGCCTTCATAGCATTAGTTACTACTTCATCTGGGAGGTTAGTTGGGTCAACAGCACGACCAGCTTTTGTTTCTGATTTTACGTACCTATCAATGTAACGCTGTTTAGCACCGAAGTAAGCAGTTGCACGGTTAATCTGCTCAGTTGAGGAGAATGCTGCCCACAATCCTCTATCGAATCCTTCACGAATCGCGTTAGGCGAATCCGCACGTAGATAGTCAGAGAACTTGTTAGTTAGTACACCCTGATGGAGCAACTCATTGTATCCGCCACTGTTGTGGTTGAATGATGCAAGAGCTTTAGCCGTACCAACACCGTAGTACTTCTCACCAAGTTTCGCATAAGTGTTACCACCCTGCGAGAGGTTACGTACTGCACTACCAATGTTACCACCAATCATACCGTCGTAGATTAACTTACGAGCTTTCTGGCTTCCCTTAGAGTAGAGATTATCACCTCTCTTAAACAGTGAATCAAGTGACACGTTCAGCATCTGCGCCAATTCATCAGTAGGCTTACCACCTAGCGATAGGATTGTTTCTGCAAGATATTTATTCTGAGCGCCACTTAATGCCGTAGAGAGTGGTTTAACCCGTTCAAGGGCTGGCTTCATATGGATAGTATTATGTGCAGCGTGAGTGTAAGCAAGAATAATCTCTGGCAGGTCAATAGAATAACCTTCTGCGCCAGTACGTTTCTCTAGGAATCCGTTTTTGACTTTATAGAGGCTATTACGTTTAACCATAGCAATGGCTTCGTAGTCAAGTCCTCTAATCTGCGTCTGGAGTTCAGAGATTTGCTTAGGTGTAAGTTCCTTACCGTCAAGACCCTTGCCTGTAGATAGCTGCATAACAGCACGGTCTACTGAGTCAAGTGTTTGGTCTTTGAACATGTGAGGAAGGTAATCACTAATCCTTGCACCTTCAGGTAGCCCCATCTCATCGGCATAAGCCTTGAACATGTCGCGTACCTGGTTATATACACTTACCTGATTCTCATTGAGACCAGTAAGAGCATTAGTATCACCATCAAGAGCCTTAGCCACCTCGCGCATACCATTCTTACCACCAGCAGCCTTCATCCACGTATGGGTTTGGACTGCGATACTTTGGTCACGAATAGCAACTGCGTCATAGGCATCACCAAGAACCTTAGAGATGGTTTTACCGACAGAGCCGAACTTAGCAATAACTGCACGCTTTGAAGATACCATGTAGTCCAGGAATCCTGGGTCTTTACCAGTACTTGTCATATCAACAGTATCACTGAGCTTTGTGCCATTGTCATCAAGTGCTTGCTGTACCCTAGGGTTAGTAGAGTCAGTAGGTTTAACATGATTATCAACAGCGCCAATCAGAGCACCGTTAGAAGGTGATGTTGGTTTAGTAATCTCAGCAGTATGTTGTGCTTGAGCGATATTAGTTGCCTCCTGGAGCACAGCCTTGGGGTCTGGTTCAACCGCTGCACCTGGGTTTTCTCGCATCCAGTCATTAGTACGCTGTACTAACTCTGCCTCAGCATCCTGGAAGCCTTGAAGCATAGTAGTATACTTATCGACTTGTGGAGCATCTTGCTTAACCTGGTCATCAATCTTACCCATCTCGCTACCGTACCACTCTTCCAAGTTGTTCATTTCAACTTCCTGGCGTTGTGGAGGCATCTTAGCGATGGCATCAGCTTGTGCTTTGTACTGTTGGTCTAATGCGTCAAGAGATGCAGCTCGTTTTTGTGGAGTCATAAGACTATCGAGCACCCTAGTAGTTGTACTAGCATCCATCACAATGTTCTGTGCAGCCTCTCTAGCGTCCTGTGGTACATTCTGCTTGTCGGCTATCTCTACGGCATCTTTTACTGGAGCCATAGGTTTCATAACATTGGCTGGCATTTCGCCATTACGCATTGCATCTAGTTCAGCAGTAGCTTGTTCAGCACTCTTACCAGTGTTAGCCATATTGTCGCGGTCACGAGCCTGGGCTAGACCCTTCTCGTAATCAGCGCGAGCTTGACCCTCTTTAAGGTCATCCTGGAGTGAAGTCCACTTCTCTTTAACCTTGTCAGAGTTTAGCTGCCTAGTAATACCTGAACCCTCAGTGTTCATTAACTCTGCGGTTCCGCCATGCTGTAGAGTATCAATTTTATCGTTAAGGTCATTAACGGCTTTCATTGCACTCTCTTTGGCGGTTGAGTCTTCTATGCTGTCAACCTGTTTTTGTATTTGGTCACGCTTGGCTGTGAGCGCATCTACCTGCTTCTTAGTAGCCTCTTGAATAAATGTATCATCCACTGGATTACCCTTGGTGTCAGTGACATCGTACAGGTCATCAGTGAACTTGCTATTTTGCATATCCTCGATTTGCGATTTAGTATCATCGAGGTTAATCATCCTTGAGCCGTCATCATTGAGACCATTAGCTCGGTTAGACATAATCTCATCAAACTCACTCTTGCGAGATGTCTGATAATCTTCATCTTCCTTAGCTTTCTTGTCCCTAGATGCTTTAGCAGCAGTCATCTGCTCATCCATAGCTTCGCCAGCTTTTACATTGGCGTTATTCTCTTTGACAGATTTAGCCCTACCTGCTGCACCTAATGTGAAGCCTAGACCGAACTGAGTAAGCGCGTCCTTAGATACGGTGGCAGCGTTAATCTCCTGACCTTGCGAGTGCTCTTCTAGTATTTGTAGAGGAGTACCAGCGGTCATATTGAGGAGACCCATCTTGCCACCAGTTTTAGCTATGTCTTTCCAGCCTTGTTTTAGTCCTTGTTTAGCTACGTTCTCAGTAAGTGAACCACCGAGACCACCAGTAACTACATTCAGGATAGCTTCACCTGGTTTAGCGATACCCTCAGCGAGCATAGCTCCGTCACCACGTTCAGCAACATCTTTACCGAATTGTCGCTCCTGTAGTTCTTTCTGAGCCTTGATACCTTCTTGACGAACGTACCTATCACTGCTACTTGCAGCAATATCAGCTGCGATACCTTCTGGAAGGTTACGGACACCACGAACCATATAGCTTGCAGGGTCTACAACACCAGATACGATACCGCCAGGCAAGTTACCAACAAACTCACCAACACCATTAGCATTTACACTCTTGCCCCATTTATCAGCAGATTCCTGCCAATCCTTAGTAGCATCAGTGACTGCATTATCTGGTGAACCAGCGACCACAGAAGATACGAGAGAAGCTCCAGAACCTAGGAGACCAGCGCCACCCTTCCATGCACCTTCACCGATACCTTGGAAGAAGTCACCAACACCGCCTAAAGCGCCACCGTCATTGAATAGACCTGGCTTTTTCTTTTCAGTGGTATCCTGGGAGCTACTATAATCAGTAGCATCCTTCTTGAGTTCATCTAGTGATACTGTCTTGCCATCACTGCTTGTAAAGGTGTAGTCGCCATTATCGGTGAATGTTTTGTCACCAATATGAAGGTTGTCATTCTCATCACGATAGTTATCGAGTGAGTCATATACTTTCTTCTTCTTTTTCTCTTCTTCTTTATCCCGTTGTTTGTAATAGGATTGCATGTTCTTAGACGAATTGTCTGACGCTTTAAGAACCGCGCTCCAGTCTGCATTGCTATAAGCCATATTAACTCCTACAAGTACTTATCGTAACCTAGTTTATAATCTTGCCAGTCGGAATCGTTAGCGTATCCCCAGAAGGTGCTTGCGAATCCATTGTCGCCGCCGAACTTGATACCACTGTCGTATGCCATCTGAGCTGCACGCTGCCAAGCCTTGACTGATACTGTACCTGTTGATGGGTCAATATTATTCTCAAGGTAAGACTGAACGGCAGCCTTTGGTGAGATACTCGGAGAGGCACTAGCCCTTGCTGCATTAGCGGCACTAGCTGCTCGGTCTGCTGCATTCTGACTAGCTGTAAAGTTCTGGCTAGCTTCACGTTCACTTGTGGTGAACTTCTGTGATGCTTCGCGTTCACTTGTACTATATTTCTGAGAGGCTTCGCGCTCGCTAGTAGTGAACTCTTGACCTTCCATCATCTTGTTCCAGTCATTTAAGTTATTGATTTGACCAGTACGAGTATCAAATGCTTTGTTGAACACATTAGTATTCAGGTCTGCGATACTTTTATCATATGCTAGAGCATCGGCGTTTTGCTGTGCATTAGCCTGTTGCACCCCAGGAAGGTATTTAGTTGAGAGATATTCTGCTTGTTCATTCAATGGAATACCACTAAATGTCATCCCGCGACCAGTAGCCTGAGAGTTAATATCATTAAATCCCTGGACTTTAGCGGCATCAAGAGCAGAGCGTTGTGCATCGTAGATAGCGGCGTTTGCAGCTTTCTGCTTGCCGATAACGTCAGTTTGCTCCTGGACTGATGGCTGGAGTTCTTTAACAATGTCACCCAGATTTTGAACTGTTGGAGCTGAGTATGTTGCCATAATTTATATTACCAATTCCGCCCAGAGCGATGCCCTAGAGCCATTCCCAGAGATTAGTGTTTTTACTTCCCATATTCGACCAGTGGAAATATCTCTGATTAAAGTTTCTGTTATTCCGTTGCTGTCATTTGCGATAGTAGCAACCAGGTTAGTTAATGTTGTATAAGTTTGGTCATCTACAGATACCGAAGTTACTGTTGTATCAGTAATCTGCTTATGAGATACATCGACGTTTATCTCATTATCTATAGCCTGTATTCCTAGCTTACTATCAGTGGCTGTATCGTATTCCAACACTAACCGAATGTTGTCTAGGTCTATGTTGATTTTTGACCCTACATTGTCAATCGCGCCAGAGGTATAGATTCGTTTTTTCGATTTTGCGAGCTTATTGTGGTCATTCTCCATCTCGCCAAAATTAGAGTTAAGTGTATTAACCATATCCTCTCTGCTCATGGAGTTATGAAACCGTAGCATTCCAATCATTAGTAATCCTCCATGATAAAGATAAACCCTGGTGCGTTTTTAGTTTTGAATGTTGCAGTACCGCTAGTCCATGTTCCTGTGCTATTAGTAGCTGTGAACTGGTAAGTGTAAGAAGTGTTTGGCTTCAGACCAGTAAGCAGGAAAGATGGCGAGATGTCTGTGCTGGTAGAGCTATCTATCCAGTCCGCGTCCACCGTGCGTCGGTATTGCACCTTAACTGTCGCATTGGCTTCACTAGTACTGCTGGCGTTCATCCCGATATTGATAGTAGCTTTGTTGTACTTCAAATCCGATACGCTAGTGACACCGCCAGATGCTAGTGTTTTGAATGTGCTAGAGCCTGTATCTGCCGTATCACCGTTATTATTCCAGTGGCGAGAGAAGTATGAATAGGTTGTATTGGGAGTTAATCCCGTAACTGTATTATACTTCCACCCAGTTCCGCCCTGGTCTGGTGTAGTCCACGTCCAGCTTCCTGAGTTGCCTAGCCTATAGTAAACTCGGTTAGCCGAACTTGTACCATGACCATTATTGTCTTGCTTACGACCAAGCCTAGCAGTAGTGTTAGTAATAGTGTCTACACTCTTTGACAGTCCACTAGGAGCTAGTGCAAGTCGAGGTAAGTTTTCTGAACCGCTACAAGAGGCAGTACCCGATTGATACACTGCAAAGGAAGCGCTCATACTGTACGAGCCATTACCATTTGCATCGTGACCTACTGTAAATGAACCACTGGCGATACCAATCGTGTGATTGCTAAAGTTACCAGTATAGTTGTAGATACGACCACCGTTAGTCCAGCGCCGAGCGCCACCACCATCGACGTGACCGTTATCTAGCTGTGCATCAGAGTTCACAAAGTCCGCATACAGAGACCAACTGACAGTAGAGTAATTACCACCGACATTCGTACTATATGATGTGACTAGCCTAGCACGACAACCCGTCGCACCAGAGATTGAGACATATCCTCCTGCCCATGTAGCCATAGTTTACTCCTGTACCTGACAAGCCAAGATATCCCACTTGGCATCTTCTACGTTATATTTACCACCAACATACATCACCTTACCAGCTACTGTACTCGTCAGAAGCTCTGTAGCAACTGGACGATACGCAGCATCCCAAGTTAATGTCCTAGCAGTACCATCATCTTTAATACGCAGCACCATCAACTGACCTTGCGTTGGTGTACCGCTTGGTGGATTGATAGTAGCATTAGCAGCTAGCGCAGTTACGATATAGTTACCGATAATCGGAGTAATCGTTGCGCCAGATGTGATAGTAGTTGTGATGTCTGCTAGTTTTGCGCGAGTAATCTCGCCGTCCTTAATCTTGCTAGCGATAACCGAAGCATCTGCCAGCTGTGTAGAACCAATAGAACCTGCCTTAATATTTGAAGCGTCAATATTGCCATTCACCAATGCGAGAACTGTAGCGAATCGGCTATTAACATCTGCTGCTTTGGCAAGTGTTCCTTCTACAATGTTTGAAATAGAAATTAAACCCATGTTACAACCTCTTTAGTTTATAGCTATATTGTGTTCCGTAGAACTTTACCTGATTATTTACTGCACGACGAGATATACGTGTTTGGAAGTAATAAGCATATCCTGGAAATCGCAACCTAGTAGGCACGAATGCTGTGTTAGCACCCCAAGTTGTACCGTCGTTCCAATAGAAGTTACCCCACGTAGCACCAGTTGTTGTCAACTGTACTTGATTGTGAATAGGTAGATTCTGCATATCCTTGTCCATATCAACATTGATTTTGAAGTCTCTGTCTGATGGCTCGAATAGAGGAAAGAACTTTACTATACGTTTTCTGTTTGCTGGTACACCAAGAGATTCGTACTTAGTCCAGTAAGCAAAGTCAATAGCCTTACCCATCGAGGAGTACCCAGTCTCGGCATACATAATCCGTGGCACGAGAGAGCTTGATTCGATTAACTGACCATTGTCATCAGCATCTGTGTAAGCGAAGCCTCGTTTGACCCATGTTTCTGTATCATTCATCCATTCACCACGTACAATATCGTACACCAGAATCTTGTTAAAGTAACCCGAACCATAGTATAATCGAAGTGTATTGTTCCAATATGCTAGGTGTAGTTTACTCTTGTCTGGAATTGCGTCGTAGATAGGCTGTACATTCGTTGTAATAATTACACCAGATGTACCATTATGCCTAATGATACCCTCTTTACCAATAGTGTAAAGATATGTACCATCATCTGCGACACTAGAACTTAATGTACCTTTTGTGTCAGGATTTTGTTTTGCAGAGAATGTATCGTAGTCATACCCATAGATATCTATCTTCTGTCCAGTAGTTAGTACTTTTAGTACGTCCTGGTACGGGTAAAGAGCAACAATAGGGTCTGCAACCTTCGGCGCTGGTTCGTACATAAAGCTGGTAGACAGCCATGCGTGATACCACTGTGCGCTAGGGTCTGCGTTACTTGGATTACCTGGAACCTCGGAGAATACAATCTTGTTTGGTTCGTCGGCAACCACGCCCCACAGTCGGTCTTTATATACTCGAATGTATTTAAGGATAGGAAGTTCTGGGTCGGTGATTGTTTCAACAGTTGTACCATCCCACGCTTTCAGTTCGTCTAAGCCATTAACATAGAATAACTTGCCATCCATAACATCAAAGCTATATTCCAGTGCATCCTTATTGAGAGTATCATCTACGACATCGAATGTACCGTCATTATCGTCTACTGAGTAGAGAACATCGTTTGTACCGTTTGAGTAAACAACCATTGTGTGATTAGTGCCACCCTCAGTATTAAAGCGATATAAACCCTTCTCTACATTTTCTGTTACAATATGTGTTTTGAAATTGATTGCATAATTAACTGCCGTAAAACCAGCGACACCAGAGTTCGACTCGTATGCGATGCTACTGGCTGTGTTGGTACTCAACTGATATGCTCCATATCCATCATCTTGGATGTAGGTTACTATATAGTAAGTCTGACCATTAGTAATAGTTGGAGCTTCAATGAAGTACACTGGACAGTATGTAAAGGAGCTAGTGATTAACTCTTCTGCAACCGAACTGTCTGCAATCTTAGTCCAGTTAGAGTCGTACACTTCTACGATTAAAGGTGCGAAGCCAGTATTACGTTTTACGTTCAGTTCCAGCTTAGTGAGCCTACCTGTGGCATTTGGTACGAACTTGAACGCTCGCCAGTTAAGTAGAGTGTCAACGTCTGTAGTGCCAGCTCCAGTAGTGCTAGTATCGGAGACATCATCTGTCTCGCCAAGCACTGTAGTATACCGCCCAGAACCACGCCGTGTAGTAATCTGCACCTTACGCGAATCAGAGTTTGAGTCATAGATTCGGAAGTCATGTGCAGAAGGTGAATGACCCTCTGCAATCAAGTCGTGCGGATTAAGCGCATCCAATCCAGTATAATTCAGGATTGTATTCATCTTAGGGGGAATAGCGGCTGGAGCTTTTGGAGGAGGACTTTGAAAGTTACTATATAGATAAACCATCGTTATCTCCTACGAAGAGCAATTTGCTGATTCTTCATTTTTAATGCACCGTGCTGGATACGGAATCCATAGCGGTTGTCGAGCATCGAAATCTCATTATCAATCTGAGAGTCAACGATTGCTGCCATATCCCAGTCTTCATTACGCTCAAGAATACGCTTGTATGTTCCGAGGACTAATACCTCTTGGAACTCTTCTGGCACCTCAGGTACATCAGTATCGTCAGTCAGAAGTGGCGGTTTCTTGATATAGAACGTGTCTAGCTGATATGCCTTATCTGTCGGTTGGGATAGATATAGTTTACCCGCATGAGATGTCCAATATGTAGGAGCGCCAGATTCACGCGATTCTGGTTTAGGAAACGCTTTGAAGAAGCTGCGGAATACCATGTAGTTATCAGAGATATCTTGCTGTTCACCAGCAGTTGTGATGACTAAATCCTGGGGGACTTGAACATCATTTGGGAACTCAAAAACCGTCTGATTAGCTGCGATAACTCCAGAGAAGCGACCTTCAGTGAAGGGTAGTTCAAACTGATTGAATATCCAGCGCTGAGTCGTGTTAATGAACCTGTCTACGACATCAGAATCGAATGTCGGGTCATCTAGTTTGTCTGTGATAACCTGGTTTCGTATACCTAAAAGGTTATATTCCATCGTGTTCTACTACCTCATAAATGTTATTACTGTTTATTATTACTTTACTGAACTCGCCCTTTGGAATCTTGCCAACACCATAAGTATTGTCAGCTTTTACCGTCACATCGCCATAGTCGCCATCGGGTACATCAGTTGGGCTGTATGTATTATCTTGGCTAATAACTGGCGGTGTGTATGCTGTACCAATGTACGACATACTGGTTTGCTCATGGATAAGTATCTTCTGAATTGTCGCAATACTATCTTGGTCTAAACTAGCCCAGAAACCGAGCCACGCCCTACCCAGTATAGTCTTGGAGAATTGTTTTTCAATCCTACCACGGCTAGTGTTAGCGAGTAATAGAGATTTACTTATCCGCGCTATAGCAGTTTGGCTCTTAGATAGTATCCAGAGAATACTTGCAATGGCTGGCTGAGTTTTCGTTACTTCTCTAATGAGTCGAGCGTCAGCAGTTTGTACTTCAGAGAGTGTCTTACTAATCCTAGAGCCTGAATCCTGTGATAGACTAAAGTCCTTTTGGATTCTCGCTATAGAGTCCTGTAATATGCTAAGTGTATTTACTAATCGAGCAACAGCATTCTGTGTTAGGTTAGGTGTAGTAATAATCCTAGATACTGCATTCTGTAGAAGCGTGAATATCTTTTGGATTCTACCCTGACCAGTTTGCTGTAATGATACAATCTTTGTAATACGCGCTACTGAATCTTGCGATAACTCGATGTCTTCAACAATGCGAGCGATAGATGTTTGGTCTACCTCGTATATAATTCCATCAACAAATGTGATATCTATTACATCAGTACTAAGTACAAAAGTTGTTATGGATGCCGCAGATGCTTGAGCGGAAGTAAACTGTTTCTGTAATCTAGCGCGACCTAATTCGGTTTTTGTAAACGACTTAGAGATGCGCGACTTGGAATAAGTGGTCTTAGAACTTGATATTGCAATCCGAGACACCGAATCTTGTGTCTTGGTAATCTCAGATGCAATATCTCGGTACTGTGTCTTAGCATAATGAAAATCAATTATATCGCTACGCTCTGTACTTGTAACAGCTCTCCATACAACGAGCGAACCATACCACAAATGATTGCTGCCAGTACTATACGTCGTAACGGTTCCAAGCTGTAACCCAGATGGCTGGTTGGACGCTACAGTATAGGCAGAACTATAATTTACATATTGCTCATTATTACCAGGTGTGCTGTTATTGAACGCAAGATGCGCGGTTGGAGTATTCAGCGGAACAGAGCCTACCGCAGATACACTAGTAGTTTTAATATCATATCCAGCCGATAAAGCCCTGTGCCTTGTCTGCATTCGTTCTGATGTCTGTAGGAAGAACTGAAAGTAATCATTAGCCCCTGAGTTCGCCGCAAGACTATGAACAATAGTGGCTGATGATATTGATAATCGGTTGATAGCTATAGCGCTAACAACATTCGGTTCTAGCGGATATGGCAAACCTGTAGACAAAGAACCATCGGTCGTATCTAGGTAGTAATGGTTATTGGTATCAAGTTCTAGTGTCGCTGTGCGACCTACTGTCATATGATTGCCATTGCCAGACTTGTCTAGTATAAGGGCTATCGTTTGCCCAGCTCCAGTAACGGGAATTGTACCAGAGGTGTCCTGAAACAACGTAGTCAAGTCGTCGAGGTCATACCAGAACCCCCTTTCGCCATTAGAGAATATATCTGAGACAGCCATTATTGATATACCCTAACTGCCACAAACCCATCGGAATCATAATACTGAGAGTTGTCGGATGTACTCGGTGAACCAGATAACTCAAAGTATGTATTCTTCGCGGTGGAGTTGTTGCTGTCAACAGTCTCCCAGGATTCAGTATTGTAGTTGAAAATCTGTAAGTAGCAGGTTTTCTCGGTCGTAGCTACTGTTGTTTTACCAGCCCATGATGCAGTAATAACCGCTGTTGGGAAGTTGTGATACTTCTTAAACTGTTGTACTGAATGTCCGCTAGAGCCAGACTGTCCAAAGAATAGTCCGTCCTGAGCAGCAACGGCATTCATGTCTGCCCCGCTGAACGAATAATAAAGGTCATCCGAGCTAGATGGTAACGAGGAATAGTCGCCGCTAGTATACGATAGATTACTGCGTATACGAGCTAACGCGGATTGAGTATCGACGATTAGCGAGCTAATCCTAGAGGCGCTATCTTGCGATAGGCTCCTTAGCCATATCACCAGGCTATTACTTATCTGACTATTGGTAAATTGCTTTGAGAGCCTAGAAGAGCTGCTGATTGTGTTTGTGACTATCTTAGATATACGACCACTAGCATTCTGCTCCTTACTTGCCACGAACCCAAAAGTAGGGTTAATCGAACCAACAGCTATTGTCGGAATTGGTGTAATACCAGCACCAGGTCTAACGCATTTGTAAGAAATTAGCTGGAGGGCATCCAAATCCTGTGTCTCAAAGACATCCCAGGATGAGCCATCAGTGCTTCCCGAGATTGTAGCAGTTGAGCTAACGCTATCCACTCTCAGTTTAGTATACGTATAACCAAAAATATTCTGCTCAACGGTATAATCCACGTCAAGCATATCAAAGGTTGCAGTACCTACCATATTTAATGATGGACTTAAGTCATATCCGCCCCCGTCATGCCCAGTAGATATTTGTGATGGGTATCCATTAGGGAACGTCCAGTTGGAATTACTAGCGGGTGCTGTAGTGAGCGGGTCTACTAGGGTGGAGATTTTAGGAGGGTCTTGGTTAAGCCATCCAGAATAGTCCTCTTGCGAATGAGAACCAATATAAAATGGCGCATCCCCACCAGGATGAAGGGTAATATCAAAGGAGACATAATCTCCATAGCATGTACCGCCATCTGTAAATTGTAATGTAGAAGACCCCGAATCGGGATTCCCCGATAAAAATAAATCACCGTTCTCAGTACCAAGTGCAATCAGATGGTCTACAGTCGCACCTTGATACATATAAACATAATTATACGAATCATTCTTATTGAGTATAAAAAGTGAACCAAAGGTCTGGTCATTATCCATTGTAATGCTAGTATAATTAGTAGTGCCTTGTCCCAAGTTTATCACACAAGTAGTACCGTTGTACGATGGAACTATAAGATGCTTATTGTACTCCTGAACATTTACAGTGATATTTTGCAGTGTATGGTCATATCCATAGAATGAAGCCGTACCGTTAGTCTCTACATAGTTAAGATTGGAGAACACCATATCGCTGCTCACGTCAAAGTCGCCGTTCACCGTTATATTGTAACTATTGGCATTGAAGGTAGACCCTATTGACGCGCCATCAGTATAGCCGTGTAAGGACGCAACTTCTATGCTAGTGGATAATGAGATAGAGCCAGTATTAACAAGAATATAAACATCGTCCGAAGCGGTTGGAACTGAAGCGCTCCCAGCAGCGCCTCCAGGCGTAGCTGCCCAAATAGCACCATTCCAGTCACCACTAGTCCGTGAATACCTAGTAGCCATTACCTAAGTTCCCTCACGTCCTGGACGTTTTCACCATCAGTGTACTGGTATCCGAAGTCCATTCCAGACCAGCCACGAGCTAACTCTTCTCCTGTAGCAGATTGGGTAATAAAACCATGCCTAAACCTAATAGGTCGAGCATTATCTGGTAATGATGTCCAGTCTACATCATGTCGTTCGTTTTTCCAGAAGCCACTAAATCGAACCATGCGACCGTGTTCTTCTTCTGGACATTTATCTATAATTGCACGGAGGACATTATGCCCCTCGTTATATGGAGATATATCATTTAGTTCAGTCTCATCTAGGATGAAACCATCTTCGTATTCTGCTTGTACTGTTGTGTCGAGAGGCATATTGAATTATTCCTTTACAATTATTAGATTAAGATTCCGTCCAAGTAGCAGTGAATGTTACTTGAGGAGTGTCGCCAGGAGCTGCCGAGCTAGTAGTTTTCATCTGAGCACGGAAAGCCTGAGCGTACATTGTGCCACCAGCTGTCGTAGAGCTTGAGCCAGCACCATAAGGAGTAGACGAGCTTACGAAGTTTGCTGATAGACCAGATGTACTAAATGCCGAATCACCTAAGGCAGTAGTAGATGGTGTAGCGCCAGCCGAGACGACCGAGCCAACGATACTGATACCCGTAGCTGGAGCGTTGTTGCTAACCTTGTAGGTCAGACCACTCAGCGAGTTCCACGTACCTGCGAACTTAATAGCCTGGTACTTGACGAAGCTGTTATTCCCAGCTGTAATCGGGCTTGAAGTGTAAGCAGTCGTACTATCATCTACGTTCTTGAAGTTAATCTCACTACGAGATTCCGTCAAGGTTGCAGCGTTAGTACCGTTACCCTCTACCCATGTTTGAGTTGAAGCCATTTAATTCTCCAATGATTATTTACGTAATATAATCATAGTTAGTTAATAAAAAAGGGGCAAGAGCAGAATAAATCTACTCCGCCCCTTAGTAAGTTTTACTGGATAACCCTAAGGTTAGGCAGATGGAGCAGTACGACTAATAACGACACCGTGGTCAGGGCGAAGAACCTTCACACCGAACAGCTCGCTACCAACGACGTAATCTACACCACGCAGTTTGTCGCGGTCACTTTCGAGACCAGGAACACTCTGCGATGCACCAATGACGGCACTGCGGTGGAACATCAAGAACTTGAAGTTACCACTCTGAGCCTTGATTGCGTTCGTAACGTAAACAGGCATACCGTAAAGAGTACCAACGAAACCAGTCTTACTTTTAACAAGGTTACTGTCACCAGTTTCTTTGTAAGCAGTAAACTCTGGAATCTTACGGAGGTCAGCACGACCAAGACCGTTGACAACAATGTAGCGGTCATCTTCTGGGACGTTTTTACTGTCCAGAACACCAGCTGCATCAACGATATCGGCAAAAGCGAGAGTACCACCAGTACCACTTGCGCTCACTGAACCAGTGAAGCCAGCAGTCATTTTAGCATATACTTCCTCATCTTTACCGCGGTCGAGGAAACGACCCAGGCGCTGTACATAAGGAGCACGCATTTCGTATGCGCTCTGTGCAGCAGCAACATCTTGGATACCAACTGCTTTACGGAGATAGCGGTCAATGAGCAAGTCAATCGTAGTGACATCAAGTGCGTCAATCGTGCTTGCAGAAGTTACGCTAGCGTTAGTAGTAGTATCATCATCAATTTCGCCGACGAATGGAATGTGAAGCACATCACCCTTTTGAGAAATCTCACCACTGTAGCGACTGTCAATCAGTGCCCAGAGAACGAGGTTGTCTACTCGGTTGTCAGCGATTTCTTTAGCCCACAGTTCAGGTACTAAGTCACCAGTAGCGTTTGAATCCGTTACTGCACCCGTGCCCTTAGTGGGAGTTACATAGTTAGGCATTTATTATATCCTTTGTGTTTGTCTAAATAAATCTTTTATATTGTTTTAGTTTCTACCTTGGTAGAATGCGTCAACTAGTTTGCGATGCTCAGGATTGTGCGAGTCATACTCAGAACGAATCCAGTCCAACGTAACCTGTGGAGGTGTCGATGGAGTGCCAGTAGTGGCATGTGCAGTTGGAGCACCAGCTGACAATGACTTATTTATAGATTCCCGTTCCTCTCGGCGACCTTCTTCCTTAGCCGCATCCGAATTACCAGCACCACTTTCAAGTCGTGCCATTGCATACAGTGTGTCTAGGTCTTGAGATAACTGATAAGCGTAGTCCTTTCCAAACTTATCTTTTCGGTCATTCAAGATTTGAACCATTGTAGGTTCCAGACTTCGGTCTTTGCCTTCACTACCCCAGAATGAATCTGTTTTAGTTTGGTACTCGAAAGCCTGAATACGGGCATTTAGCTTTTGGATATCGGTTGCATCATCACCTGGCGTACCAAGTGTTTTGGATACATCCTCAATCTTAGGCTGGTTATGAAAAGAGTCTGCACTTTTCTTCAAAGAGAGAAGTGTTTTCTTTTCTCGGTCGGACATCTGAGCTATATCTTCATCGGTATAACCTTGTCCTTTTGCGAACTTAGCAAGACTATCATCAGCTTGACTTCCGCTTTCATTTTGTGTTTGTTCAGCGGTCGTCGCTGCTGTCTCTTGTGTTTGTCCACCTGAGATAGCTTCCTGATTTTGCGATTCCGCCGATGGTTGCTGAACTGGTTGCGTAGTTACTGTAGACTCTGTAGTAGAGGCAGCTGCACCCTGTCCGCCCTCGGTAAGGGATTCTGACATCTAGGATACTCCTTGTATTCTATAAATAATGTTTTGTTGTATATTGTTTGTATACATACGCTTTAAGATAAATATCCTTCCACGTATGTTACTACTATATCACATCCGCGAGCATTTTGCAAGAGGTTTAAGCACTTTTCGTTCGTTAAAATCAGTTGTTCCCCCTCTTTTAACGGAGATGGCATTACCCCCTCCTTCGCGTAAGTGGTCAACATATCGCTAGTTGACTTGGCATATTCCATCCAATCGGCGTATGCCTCGGTTTGAGAGAACTCACGCCATTGGTTAGCAATGAGTTTCTCTCGTTTAGCTAATTCGCTTTTACGCTTCTTAGCTGCTTCAGTATCTTTGGGTTCCACGATTATCTCCCTGATTTAGGTTTACTACTTGCACTTAGTGTAGTACTAGGTTGGCTCGACGAGGTACGGCGGATATTGGCAGAGTTAGAGTCTGCACCACCACCTCCTTGACGACCAGTCTGTGTAGCCCTACCGCGAGCAGTGTCACCCATTGAGCGACCGCCACCATTGATTAGAGCCTCACGACCACCAGGAGTTACGACCGCATTACCCTGAGTTAAGGTTGGGTCAACTGCCTGTCCATCACCACCCATCATTGGAGGAGCTGGAGGTGTAAGTAGGTCATTGATATCATCCTTAGGCATATCTGGGAATAGCGCTTCGTACATCTTACGCAAGAATGCTTGCTGATTAACCAATGGGTTATTCAAGCTGAACTGAGCTGCTACCTGCATTGCCTGAGCCATTTGCTGTGCTTCTGCACGAGCTGTAGCTTCTAGTACAACACGAGGTTGGTATTCACCAATGTAGTCTTTAGGATTGTAGTCTTTCCACGTAATACCCTCATTACCAACGATACGAACTGCCAGCGTAGTATCAACGAATATACGAATCATCTTGTAAATGATGCGAGCAAGTTGCGCGAATCCTTCGTCTTCAAGGTTCTGTACCTTAGTTGTAAATCGAGTGCTAGCCTGGTTAAGCTGTGCCGCGACTTCAGTTGCTGTAGTACGAGAGAACTTCTGTGCTACACCCTGAACCGCTGCATCTGCTGCCGTGGCTGTACGCATAGTTTGCTGTAAGCGTGTAATCTCACCATCCGCACTTGGACTAATATCCTGTTTCTCGATAGGCGTAAGAGCACCCTTAGGAATCGGGAAGATAGCGCCAGGCATGGATTCAATCTGTTCTGCCAGATGTTTGAATCGTGGGTCAATCTGCCACATGTTATTAAGCGTATATGCTACGTTGTCTCGCTTCTGAGATGCTGTATCATTCATCGCCTCCTGTGTAGGAAGTATAACTTCTACATCACCGCGAGCAAAGAATAGGTTGCTATCAGTGTAGTTCCTGAGAATCGCGTAAGGCAAAAAGCCCTGGATTTCTGGGACTAGCTTCTTAGTCTTGATTAGCTTGCCATCCATCATAGCTTCAGTGTCAACCATCTCTTGCTTACGATAGAACGGTGTATCTTCATTAAAGATAACTGTGCCACGGTTAGCAACGACAATCTTTTTGCGCTGTGTAAAGTAAACGATTACTTCCACCTGGGACTTCTGAGCATCCTTGCCTAATGTAGAACCTAGGAATGATTCCTTGCGGCTCTTGTCATCGTCATCAGTCTGTGAACTCTCAGTGACTGCATCGAGATTCTTATACATCGAGACAAGCTCGCCACTATCAGGGTCTACCATCTTAGCCGCTTTTAGTTGAGCTAGGCTAGTGAGATAACGATGTCCAGCATAGCGAGGATACCCAGGCTCTTCTGGTCGATTCATATGGGTTGCTGTCGGGTCTACAAAGAAATCCGATAGCGGAACGTGCTGAATCAGTGGCTGGTTCTTCTCCCAGCTGACACTGAACACTCCGTTACCGTAGATAATCATATCACCTACCCAGTTTAGAAGTTTCTCTGTCATATTGTTCTGTGCCCAATAGAAGTCTACTAGGGCATTCAAAGTAGTCGTATCTTGGTTCTGCTCTTCTGTGAGCGGTAGATACTTGAACTTCGGTTTTGTACCTGCTATAGAAGCCTTGAGGCTCTCCACGATGGAGAATGTTTCAGGTACGAAGTCATCCGCCACGCCGCTATATCCGCGCCTAGTACGAATACCATTATATGCTTTGAAACAATCATCCCAAATCTTTTCGTAATTGTCCTTCACGTATTTCCTGGCTAGGTTGAAATCGCCCATCACCGAACCCAAGAGAGATTTCTCTGGGTCTGTGTCGGACTCATTCACAATCGGCGTATTGTTCTTAGTTTGTGCCATATTATTTTACCACTTTATGTTTAGTCTTAATTGATTTAACGGCTTTTGGTTTATAGACCTCAAGACCTTTTATGTCATTTTCACCCCAGGGGAATAACTGGAATGCGATAGCCTTAGCCATCACAGTATCGTCATGCTCTCCCTCTTCAGCATTCATTCTACCACGGTCATCTCTGACGAAGGCGAACGCCTCTTCTACGAAGACACTATCTCGGTCTTCATTAGCTCCCTCTCGGATAAGTCTAATCAGGTCATCTATAGCAAGTCGCTTAGTACGGACATCTGTCTTCCAACCAAGGTTTGATGTTGGCTCTTCAAAGTCCTCATCATAACCACGGTCTCGCTTGTATAGATTAGTGTAGAATGTATCCCTGAGTTTTTGTACAGTAGTCAGTCCATGATTATTGACCTCGACACCGATAAGGGCATAGTTATAGAACGTCCCCAGCGCACCGAGTATCTCCCCAAACCTGTCAGGGTCAACGTGCCCGCGCCAACGAGCTACAGTCTTCATCGTGCCAGTATGCACAACCTCAGCCACAGAGTAGTCTCCGTTAGCCAATCCCTCAGCAACGTCAGCTCCGATGACATATTCCTGCCCTGGAACTGGGTGTTGAAAAATCTTCAAAGGTGCAACATAGGTGAAGTCCTCTACGTGAGGGTCATACTTCACATGCTCTACTTCATATTCCTCGTGGGCATCGCCAGTAGTAATGTTGTAGTAATCATACTCATCAATCTCTGGACATTCATTCTCCATTCTCTCTAGTGCCAAGACATCGAACACTGCGCGACCAGAAGCGATAAATGCTTCCTTAGCTACAGATGGATACTCTTGATACATCTTCTCTGGAGTGGCAGCGAAGTCTCGTGACTTGCGTCGGTAGAACTTCAGCTTAGGAATCCACTCAGACTCTGGAACTGTAAACTTCTCGCCAAAGAATGTAGTATATCCCTTCTTGAATAAATCAAATAGGAACTCTTCATACTCAGACAAGTCGCCAAGCTCTTCATCATCATAGATAGCGTATTCATCAATTAGCCACCAGGGGAAGAAGAATGGAATAAAGTTATTCTCTTTCTTCTCGGCAGCACGCCACTCTTTGTGAAAGTAATTCCCTTTACCCTTAGCTGTACTCTCTAAGAAGATAAAGGTGTTAGGTCGGTCAGGCACTGTCTGCATCAATGATGCTACAAGCTCCTCACCATTTTCCCACTCACCAACCTCTGACGCGTGGAGAAACTGAACTGTATCAGAACGACCAGCACTGGTGTTCTTAGCAGTAGCAGTCTTGATAACACTATTTAATCCTACCTGTCGCCCAAACTCATCTTCTCGCTCGAAGCTCAAGTCCGACCTAGTGTTGTATTTTATACTAGGCTTAAAGGCGGTCTTAGAATTATCGTAGTACCTACGGAACATCATATAAAGGTTCTTCGCAGATTTCTCTTCGTGACCGATAATAACTGTTGTGATGTTTTTATTAGTAGAAGTCCACCAGTATCCGAGTGCCTCTACAGCTGTTGAGAGACCCATCTGGCGGGCTTTTAGAATGATAACTCGTATAGGTTTACCATGCTCTATGCACCAAAGCACGTAATCTATTAGTGCTCGCTGGGGCTTATTCGGTACAAACGGTACAATCTTGGCATTCTTATCCTTGATGTACAAATTGTTTTTACAGTACCGATAGAAGTCCTTGCGAATATCAAGAATCTTGGCTAACTGCTCCTTAGTGAGAGCAATCTCGCTCATTATTCTTCCTCGTTTTCTTCTCTATACTTTCTAATCAGTAGATTTATTAGCCTCGATTTGTTCGGTAGGCTGTCGTAGAACGCTTTGTTCTCCTCCCAAACGTAAATCTGCCGCTTGTTTTTCTTTGCTTCCATCTATGTGTATACCCTTAAACTTTTCCTTTATTTCATCAACACGCTCATATACGCGCTGCTTGTAGGCTTTAATAGCCTTATTTTTATCAGCTTTAGAGAGATTTGGATTCTCATCCAGGAGTCTCTTAAACTTCTTGATACCCATATCAAAAGGCATCTGCTTTTCACTTGTTTCAATCTCAGCGTCTTTCACTCGCTTAATACCCCCATATTGTTAATCGCACCAGAGATGTACTTTTATTCTAGCTCGTTTAGTGCGTCTTCTATAGTTATATGCCCTACGAGCTGTTTTTGTACAAACATGCCCTGGTCTACACCTAACAGTTTTATGGCTGCAATTTTATCAGAGTCTTTACTATATTTATTCCCGATAATCTCAGCTAGTGCGTATTTCAAATGCTCTGGATTGAGCCTTACTATATTCTTAGCTTGCTGCACCCACTGTAACGCCAGGCTCGGAGACATAATGTTCCTTGCATAGCTTTCACTATATCCAGCTTTAATCGCCGACTGATATGAGTTACCCCAAGTATCCTTATTGGATGGGTCAAGGTAATACAGTAGCCAATCTTGCTGTCTCTTAGTGGACTGCCATTGGTTAGGTTGAGCATCGACCTTTTTTACGATAGAACGCTTAGTAAACTTCCTACCATCTTTCGTCTTAGTTCTTCCCATACTATATACTATAGCACACTATGTGTGATTTGTCAATACTTTTTAGCAAAAATGTTGTAGAAATTATCCCTGACCCCCGTAAAAGAAAAAAGAGAGTACGCCGACAGACAGAGTATCCATACCTTTCAAAAAATTGTGGTGGGTGTAAAATGACCGAGTAGAACTTTTCCCCACACTGTAACATACGTCGCACCCGTTGGCGTCGCCCCCCATACCCCACCCTATGCTGTTGTAGTATATACATCATTGCAAATATTACAACAAAAAAACTCTAAACATTATCATACATTATAATTGACAGCGTGGCAAATGTAGTACATAGCCAAAGTCTGAGTATATCCCCGCGATTCTTGGCACCTTGACAGAGGTAGAGTATTGTGGTGTAGTATCAGTTGCTTATGGTATATAACAGAGGTGAGGAAATAAAGTGTTGTAAAATTGTACAAAGTACTTGCGCCGTGATACTAGCCGTGCTATTATGTATACATAACCTAAGCAATACATACAAGCTAGGTAACGCGCACGATAAGCTAAACAGTGCACCATATAATAAACTATAATAGAGGTATTACTATTATGCAACTGTATACAATAAATGCAACACCTGAACGATACGATGCAACAGAATCAGAGAATGTCAAGAGACACGCTGGCTATGCTAGATATGTATCAGAGGCACTTGACAATTTTGGAATAAGTGGTTTCACTATGGTTGAAGCCGTGGGCTACTGGGAGAATACTAGAGAGAAAAGCTATATTATAACAGTGGCTAGCGATAATGTCAAGAATGTTGAGCTGGTGTGTGATATGCTACGCTTGCAATACAACCAAGATGCTGTTATGCTAACATATCCTGATAACTCTGTCAAGTTTATTGATGGTAGTGATAAATAGAATTGATAAACATATAAAAACATAAAATTAGCACCTGAGCAAGTGTATAAACTGCTCGGATGGGATAAAACAAACAATGTTGATACAGATGATTATATATGTTGTTATAGCTAGTATTGTAGTAAAGTACTACTATAAACTAGACTGGTATACTACTATCAAGTTAGCTATTGGTATATATGTAGGATGGCTTATACTATGTATTATGTTAGTATAGTATATGGTATATAGTGAAGCATAGCCAAAAACTGCTAGCAAGGCGCGGGCGTTGACAGAGGTTGACACCGTGCTTTTTTGGTGTTATAATATACTAGTCTGCTTATGGTATAAATTACAACACTTATTATAGCATAAATATTGTGAAAAACAAGGCTTGACGTGGCGGGTATTTTTTGATACAATGGAAGCAAAAGCCTAAAATAGTTGTATATTTTACTACACAATTTTGCTAGATTCTATTGACTTATGTATAGGCGTGGTGTATTATAGGAACATAGCACAAGAGCTAGAACGTAAACAACTAGATAGACCGCCGACGCTACTATATAATTATATATCAGAGTAGCGGATACGATAAAACAATTTGGCAAAATATCAAGGGTTGACTTACGATTCTAGCCGTGCTATACTGAGAGCATAACAACATAAGCAAAAGGATTATATCAGTATGAATATAGCACCAGAGCAATGGCAAGATAAAGAGAGTAAACAGTGTAGAATCTGCGGTGATAACTGTGGTGAAGATATCTGCTATAGTTGTGAAGAGACAGCCGAGGGTTTTGGACTTGAGCTTGACGATTTAATGGAAATGTTTTAAGATATAGGTGATAGAAGAATAGGACTATCTAAGTGCGTCTAGTCTGTATATCAGAAACAACGACAGCCTATTATATAATAATATGATAATAATGTAAAGGATTATAACAATATGCGTGTAACTAATTTAACTAGCCCTAGAACGGGCGCAAAAGTGGCTAACCAGTTTACTATTGAGGGCGATGGTGGTGAATATTTCCAGAGCTATGATAGTCTGATTGGACACTTGACAACAGGTGAAGATGGTGTGCTAGTAGTCGGTGAAGATTATAACTATAGCAATACCACAAGTCGGTACTTTAAGCAATGGCTGAAGAGTTGGGGCTTGACAGATAGTGAGTTTATTGCCTTAAAGATATGGCTAAAAGACCATAAAGTTGGCGATATTGCAAAAACATTTTATATCGGGCGGTTTGAATATACGGTAGTATATACAGATGATGTAGCACGAGTGGTGAAAAATGGTGTTGACAACGCCTAAACGGTGTGATAGTATAAGAGAGTAAACGAAAGGGTTGTAATGAAGATTAAAGTAAGTAAAGTAATGGCTAAGTATATGAATAAGCAACTACCAGAGTATAGATTTACGGTGATTGAGTTATCAGATGATAATTATCACTACCTAACGGGCGAAGACGTATACACGGCGGAAGACTGGGGCGATTTTAACTACAATACACGGGCAACTAAGGTGATTAAGATTGAATACCCTGATGAATATTATGCTACGCCACGATACGTGAGTACTAAAGAGTTGAATAAGATATTTAAGGGTATTAAGGATATTGAGGTATTTAACAACGAGATACGCAACGCATTTGAGGTGTAAATAATACAACAAAACGCCCTTGACAATAGGGTCGGGGCTTGATAGAATAAGAGTATAATAAGAAAGGATTAAAGATATGAGCGCACCTAATTTTTACGAAAACGGCAATCACGGGTTGAACGTGATACACGATGAAGACGAGATAGGAGATTTTCAAGTATACGATGTACTAGGGCTAATTGTATCAGAGCTAGCAGATATAGGGTATAGCGTGGACGATGTACGCAACTGGATTGATACACCACGTAGCTATGAGACGGGTATACAATACGCGGTGTATGAGCCTAACGGTAAACTAGTAGCGGTACTAGAAGTATGTACGGGATACTATTCTGGAGCTAATGTCAATATCTATACTGGTGATTTACTGGTGGACGAGCTAGGCGATAAAGAATATTATAACATATCAGTGAATAAAAAGCTATATGGTAAAGTGGTGGATGTAATAAAGCGATGTACTACAGCATATCACAAAACAGCACAATTCTCGAATGGCGAGGCAATATATGAACTTGCATAGGATTGTACTAGCGGGGGTATTGATGGCTACACTAGTAGCTATCATACCCGCGCACAAGTTGACAGAACCACAATATGTTGCGGTACATAAACAAGAGCTAGTGTTGATTGATGAGACTAGGCTAGACTTGGGACTAACCCCATTAAAAGAGAGCATAGCCCTTGACAATAGTGCTAGACAAAAGTGTAGCGATATGGTACAATATGACTATTGGGCGCACAATAGAACAGATAAAGAATGGTCGCAGTTTGTATTTGCTAACGATAATGGACTACAAGCAGCGGGCGAGATTCTAGCAAAAGGATTTGATGATAGGATAGATGAGCATAACGCGTGGATGGCTAGCCCTAACCACAAAGCAGAGATAGTTGGATACTATACAGAGTTTGGTAGTGCTAGTTGTACATATCATAATGGCGTAAACTTGACAGTTGTACATTTTGGAAGAAGGTAGATAATACAACATAAAACTATTGACTTATATGAATCAGTGTGCTACAATGAATACATAATAAGAAAGGATTAAGATGAAAGATACAATTAGAAACCTAGCAATTGATTATCAGGATTGGGCTAGTAACCAAGACTTGAGCTATGGCGATTTAGCAGATTGGACAGGAGCGATTGCTAAACTAGCAGAGCTAGCAGACCAGAGCGGTGAATTAACAGAAGAATTAAAGGAGAATGGAATACTATAATGGATAACTATGTTATTGTTGAGGAGTGGAGTAGTGCAACGGAGTTTGAGTTTGCTGATACAATAGAAGAAGCCCTTAAACTTAGAGATGAAACGCCAGTAGGCGCAACTATATATGTAAAGTTGGGAGAGCAATAATGAACCGTAAACAAGTATACAATTTTCTAAAAGTGATGATGAAGGACAAGAGTCGCGCAGGACTGGAAGTAGCATATGTTGATGACCTCTATGGTAAACCAGTACTAGTAGCAACTGATGGATACATATTGACAGCAGTCTATCTAGGCGAAGAAGCTAAAGACTATGTTGGTAAGCGTATCAGTCGTGAAGCTATCGAGAAGTGGTATAAGCTAGCAGATGGCAAGTCGAGGTTAACAGCAGAATCACTACAAGATTTGATGGAAGATGACGCGCACAATGGGTGGCAGCCAGTTGGTGAATACCCGAAGTGGCAACAGCTTATACCGAGCACTGATAGCGCTATGCAGGATATGAGTATGGCATTTAACGCAGATTTTGTCAAGGTAGTGCAAGATTTGAATAACAGTCAGGGGGTACATATCAAGCTATATGGCAAGCTAGCACCTATGGTAATTGACGACGAAGTATCATTTTCACTAATTATGCCGATGAAAGGATAATAGGATGAGTGTAGCATTTGAAGATATCACAGAAGAGATGGGCGCGAACCCAGAGCAAGAGAGTTGGGTAAGTGTAGTTGAGGGTATGAGCGTATACCGCGTGTGGCAAGATGAGAATAATATCATTGTGTACACAGTAGATATGGATAAAGACCGTGATAACTGTATGACACAAGCTGATGATGAAGTACAAGAGCACGTACTAGATTTGATGGAGAACTATGAGCCAGATACAAGTACAATATAAAGGATACCCTCTGTATTTAACTGAGGATGGGGAATGGAGATGTTTTCACGCCCTTGACCCAGTAAATGTAGAGATAGAACCGCCGTGTTGCACCAGCCCAGGCAGTAGCGGGTACATCGAGTGTGGATGCGGTGGACGGTATGGAGTCTATTGCCCAGATTGTGATAATGATGATATGAGCGATAGCGATATAGAAAATATAATTGAAGGACTAGGAGAAGACTAATGAAAGTACTATTGACAAAAGAAGAAATGATTGCACGAGTTATTTTACAGTTGAAAGCCGATGGCTATCTAAAAAAGTACGTGGAATACACTGGAGTAATAAAAGAATACGGTGCTAGTAGGGAATACTTGACGCTGAGTGAGTTTGAACCGAAGGTGGAGGAAGATAAAACAGATGAGTAGTTTTGACGATATTAAGGACGCAAGCATTGACGATATGCGCGATGACTGTACGCAGTTGGCAATCAAGTACATTAACAGCAGCCGTGAATTGTATGAACGATTTAAGGTACTGAAGTATACCCAGATGGAGAAAGAAGCTGAGGCAGTTGCGAAGCATAATAAAGACGAGTTTGGTGAGTTATTTGTAGCAGAATTGCCACTTGTCAAGTGGAAAGTTGTGAAAGGAAGTCTATGAAAGTAACTAAAAGATACAACCAGCACCGAAGAGACCTGAGCATTGACATGGTATGTGAAGGATGTGGAGAAGTGGATACATACAAGTCTGCATACGATGACTCTAACTTTTGGGTGAATGTAGTGCCTAATTTTAACTGTAAGAAGTGCGGTAAATCTAGCAACGACCTAGGGCTAAAGCCAGAAGACACCCATACTAAATATGAATCATGGGAGGAAGTATGAAATACGGATTTGACCTAAAAGAACTATTGACAATTAGTATTGTACTGGAAGTTGTGATTCTATATTTGCTAATTGTATTGACACTAAAAGTGTAAATGTGGGTAACAAGTTTTTTCTACAACACTTTTTTCAAAAAAGGTATTGACTTTAACAACCAAGTGTGCTAAGATAGTAATATGTTGGGAAGGAATTATCTCAACGACAACAGCAAGCTATACACGAGATTGGGCGTTGCTCGGAAAAAACTAACGCCAGGGAAGTCCCCTCACAAACTCTAAATAAATCTAGGCTCTATCGAACTATAACCTAGTCCCTGATACGTTGAAAAACGGCAAATCGGAGAGAGTGATATGGGCAATAATCAATAAATCTAAGTGGGTAGCCTATTTTGACGGTAATAGGAAATGCAGAGGCAGGGATGCTGAAAGCAGCTTGGATGATGTGATTGTATGGTGGTCGGCGTATTAACTGCTCTGGGTGGATATCAGGGTAGAATGTACCGTCATATCTAAAAATAGGAGATAGGTATGGAAAAGGAATGGAAATCACCACGTCGTATCGAAGAAGAGGCACGACAGTACAGGTTAGAACGATTTGAAAGCTATATGCAGATGGTAGATGAAGGTAAGTTGACTAGAGCGCTAGCCATTGCAGCCCTCAGGGAGGAGATAAACTATGTCGCGGACGAACTCGAACCAGACAGGTCGTAGCACGTTGGACAAGTACAAGTTGAGGTATGAATCACCACGAATAAAGAAAGGATGGATTAGCGTGAGTGCAGTGAAGAAATTGGATAAAGAAGCTAAGAAAGCAGCTAAAGCAAAGTCTAAAGCAGACAAAGAGCCTATGGCTACTAAGATTGATATCAGAACATATTTTAACGGTTGGACAATAGCGCTACCAGTTGCAGTATCACTAGCAACAGTACGCGGGACAACAGCACTAGTAATTAACATAGCATGTTTTGAGACCACAGTTACGGTGAAACGGGTGAAACGATGAAGGATTATCTAGGCAATCAGGTCGATGTCGGAGATACAGTACTACTAGCATTGAGGTCGGGCAGAGTTGCACAATTTGGCAGAGGATTTGTCAAGTCAGCAGAGTTTAAGCCCCAGTTCAGAGACGGAGCTAGTACGTGGATGTTATTAGTAGAATGGTCTAACTTGCATAAATACTGGATGCCAGCGAGTAAGGTGGTGAGACTACCAGACGAAATGCTACCAGAGAAACGGAAGGAGAAACTAAATGGCACGGAGGAGGGCATCGAAGTCAGTTAAAGTCGGTCAGAATACCCTGTTTAATGGCATTGAGGGACTCGACGAATTAGTCAATAAGCCACAAGTGCTAGAACACGATGGGCTAAAAGTTGTATCACTGATTGTACGGCAAGAAGATGTTGATGTGCCAGGATACACCGAGACAGCATTAAAGATAGCTAGACAGTTTGCGCCAGAGGTGAAGTCAAAGGAGCGACCACCGTGGATGAGACAAGAGTGGCTAGCTAAGAAGAGGAAGGCTAAGTATGAAGCAAGATAGAGCACTAGAGATTATGATGTCGGGTGCGAATGTCATGCTAACTGGTCAAGCTGGAGCGGGCAAGAGTTGGCTGATTAACAAGTTTGTGCGTGAAAGTAAAAAAAGCCACAAGAAAGTTGTTATAACCGCGACTACGGGGCTTGCAGCAACTCAGATTGGAGGACAGACTATACATAGTTGGTCTGGTATAGGACTTGACAACCATTTGCACGAAGACTACATATACACAATATCAGATACTCGCAAGAAAGCAATGAAGAAGACTGATATTCTAATCATTGACGAGATATCAATGATGCACGATTACAACCTTGATATGATTGACGAGGCTATGCGAATTGTCAGAGAAGACAATGCACCATTTGGAGGTTTGCAGGTGATACTAGTGGGGGACTTTTTCCAGTTGCCACCAGTTATGCAAGGCGGGAATGGCAAGTTTGTCACTGAGAGTAGGGCATGGCACGACCTGAATATGAAGGTATGCTATCTGGAGGAGAGCCACCGTACCGAGGATGAGCGATTGCAGAACGTACTGAATGCAATGCGCGATGGTAGCCTGAATCAGAGCCACGTAGATGTGATGAAAGAGCGTATTGGAATCGAGCCAGTTGGTAAGATTACACGACTCTACACAACGAACATAGATGTCGAGCGAATTAACGACGAAAAGCTAAACGCCCTAGAGGGAGACACGCGATTTTTTCTTAGAACGAGCACTGGACGTAGTTATAACGATTTAGTGAAGTTACAGAAAAATGTGCTTGCGCCAGAAGTGTTGCGATTGAAGACTTATGCTATGGTTATGGCAGTAAAGAACGATAGCGAGCTTAGGTACGCGAATGGCAGCATCGGTGTGATTGACGGCTGGACGGATGAGGGATTCCCTATAGTTGACTTTGGGGATAAATATTCTATAACAGTATACCCTGAACAATGGGAATATAAGAGACAGGATAAAGTAACAGCCACGATAACCCAGATACCGCTAAGGTTAGCATATGCAATCACAGTACATAAGTCGCAGGGCATGACCCTAGACGCAGCCGAGATGGACTTG